TACGCTCATAACTTCTCCCAAGGAAGCTTGATTATCTTTCTAGACTTCCCTAATGGTTGGTGTTTATTTAGAATTGTGCATAACATCTGGCGGCCATTTAGCAAAGCTAAAGTGTTTACGTCAATCCACTCAACATGCCTTCCATCTTTTACGCAATGGAAAGCACAGAATTTCTCAATGTAATTAAAGCTGTCAAATTTATACGTTTTAGCTATTGCCTTTAACCAGTCAAACTCAAACCCTAAACTTTTAAGATGGTCTTTGCTCTGCTGGGTAATAACAATATCTGGTTTAGCTACTTGATTACTGTCTACCTCACTAATAGGACAGTTAAGGCTGAAACCCTTGCTATCAGTAACTTTCACGGTACCAACTGGAGGTTTAGCTACTGCAGTTTTTTTAACTGGCGCTTTTTTAGGAGCCGCTTTGCTCATAGTATTTTCGCTTGTGTTATTTGATTAAGGATAAACTTAACTACGCCGGACTCACCATTATGGTAAGCCGCTTCGTAATTAGGGTTAGGGGAACCAAAAGACGTATCGTTGTCGTGTATAAACCTCTTATGAAGATCAGCAAATACCTTCTTGCCTTCTTCAGAATCAAAGCATCTATGATATGCCTTAGCTAGTTCAGCCGACTCAGCACGTTTTTCTTTAGTAGCTTTGTTAACGGCCTCTTGATTTAAAGAAGCCTTGTCTATACTTTCCCAACTCATTGAACAGGAGGTGCAGAAGTTGGCAAGCCTTCACGTGCGGCGGCGGCACCAGCTTGTATAATTTGTTGCTTTTCAGTTTCACTACGCATAAGTTCAGCAGGCATACCAGTTTTTCCTCCAGCCCATGTTCCAAAGTCTTCGAGCTTAAATGCAATCTTAGCTTGATCTGGCCCAGCAGTCTGCATTACAAACGCAACCGCCTGTTGTACAGACATCAAATCTTCACCGTCTTGCGCTTTAGCTAATGGCGACAAAAACTTAATATCAATCTCTTTGCCATCTAGTTCTATCGGGCTAATCAATCCTCTGCGAGTCAAGATAGCCGCAACACGCTTTATGATAGGGATTAATACTTCTGTTTGCAAGCGCCCGAAAGCAGAGCCTATGCGTTTTGACAATTCTCGCGACTCAATAGCAACCTCTGTAGCTGATCTAACAGCACCAGTAGGATCGCGAAGGTCATTAAATAGAGCACGTTTAATAGCCGTCTGCAGTTCTGCGATTTCAAATTGAGCAAGTTGCAAGTTAGCACCAGTATCCAACCTCTGCAGTGAAGGATTACTAGAATTGTTAGACCCAACAGGAATAACTACACCAGGGCTTATGCTAATATTGTATGGGTTAGTTACGCCGTCGTCTGTAGCAGTGTACATTCCTGCTAAATCAATCGCCGCTTTCTGCAGTACAAACTCTTTTGCCTTATTAAGAGACCGGACATCAGGCAAAGCTTGCAAAGCAGGGCCACGGCCTCTAATTTCTCCAGACACTTTAGAGTATCTACCCGTTAACCAAGGGCTAGATGCGCCAAAGTCTTCCATCCAGCTTATGTAATCTTCGCTTTTACACCAAACGCACCCGTAATACTTCTTTGATTTAGGCATATAAACTACGCCTTCTGATACTTCAATGTCAGAATCAGGCTCATTTTTAATTTTTTCGGATACCATTTGCGATGGCTTAAACCCAGGCCATTGCCGAGTAAGGTTTCTAGCTTTAACTGAGAATCTACGCCAGTGCGTTTCTATCTTTCCATGCGGGCCTTCTTCAAAAGCAATACCTTTTTGAGGAATAGCGCTAAAAATAACCGGATCATTGTCATCTTGGTTTTCATCAATACGTAAAGTACCTGTACCTACCAATAAATCAAGGGCATGCTCATAAAACTGCGTAGCAAAATTTGATCGATTAATGTAATCAAAGATAATAACAGCCTGCTTTTCTAGGTTGTCACGTATTTCTTGCTCTGTAACGCCGTAATCACCTGTTTCCAGCATCTGAATAACTTGGTCAGACGGGGCAAATGTAGCCCACCTTGACCATATGGGGGCAATGTTTTCTTGTAGCTTACTAGCGCCTTGCTGAATTGCCTCAAGAGCGGTAGAGTCAAAGATTCGCTCCATTTTTTGCTGGCCAGGTGTTGTGCTTTCAAATAAATTCCTGTTAGGCAAGAAGAACTCATACACATCATCTAATGTGCTATGCCAATAACTAGCAACTTTAAATGCTTGTGCTTCTCGTCTTTTAAGATCATTTAATGACCCTAGTTCTTTTGGCAGTTCCATGATATCGCCTATTTTCTGTTAAAACTTGAGCCAGTGAAACCACCACTGCCAGAACCTGATCCGCCACTTCCTGCCCCACCGCCTGAAGTACCACCATAACTACCGCCCATCATGCTTCTACCTGAAGCGCCAGATGCTTTTTTACCACCTTTAGCAAGCAGTGACTTGGAGCCTAACTTTCCTCTGGCTTGCGCTTTTAATCTTTTTTCTAATTCCTCTGTCTGCTCATCAACTTGACGCGTTTGCCTAGCAACTAATGCGGTTTCTTCTGCAGTTGGTTTGGGGGCTTTTGGTGCCTTCATGAATCTTTCCTCAAATGTTTTAAAAGTTGGTATGGAGTTAAGATAAAAGGATTGTTGATGCCTAGTATCTGCTTAGTGTGGCCCACACAAGTATTGAGCATAAATAATGAACGTTTACACCTGTTAGGTATATAACTTTTTATTATATATAATTTGTCAATTATACTCTTTTCGTCTTTCACCGTAAACAAATCAAAACCTTCAGAATTTCTTCCGTACACAATAAAATCATTTGGGGTAGGTTTAATTACGTAGCAGTGCCTAATGCCTTTTTTTAATAAAAACGACCACCACCTATTCTCATCGTCTTCAAACACGACGTACACTTTAGAATACACTGAAGTTTACCTTGGCTGTAATAGGTTTAGTAAAGCTTCCTGACCGACCTAGCGCCTGTCTACCCTCGCCTTCTCCCTGTAGAGCGTACTCAAGTGCTTCTACTGGGTGAGAGTATTCGTTTTTATCTGGCTCATCCGTGTATCTTTCGCCTGAAGTCTGCACGCGACGGTAACAAAAACCACCTTGCAAGCCTTTGCGGATCATGGAAGCCTTGGGTAAGACAGTGAATCTAGGCTTGCCGTCCATACACATCTCTTTCATGGGTACTTCTAGGGCGGCTCTACGTTTTAATGGATCATTTGACTGTGTAGGGAGGCATGGTATGCCTGCCGCGCGCATAATCTGGAATGGCGTTTCGCTATTTGATTGATTTTTATTATTTCCGCTAGGGTCTCCCCACCCTTTAAACTCGAAATCTGGATACATCTCTTCAATATAACGCTTGAGTGTCGGCGCAAAATCCACCGCTCCCGAATCGGTAAGTACCATTTCATCAAAACACACCCATCTGCCTATTGAGGTACGTTGCAAGAACGCACACGCTGGAGTTCTACCAAAGTCAAAACCTAACACGATAGGATAGTCTTTACTTGGCTTAAAGTCTAAGTGTTGACAGTGTACTGAATCAGTATACATAGGGTGAACAGGCTTGCCGTTAGACACAAAACCGTATTCATTGGCTAAGTTTACCTTAATCCAGTCATCAGTCTTGCCATTTAGTCCACGTTTATAGTATTCATGGGGAAGGTTAACAAGGTTTTCAGCGCCTTCATTAATTTTCCAGTCTTCTCCGTCCTTAAATACACCGCCAGGTTGCCTAAAAAATGACCAATCTTCAGGGCGCTCTATTTCAGCCAGCTTGAAATACCAATGATCTTCATCAGGAGCGTTAGAGTCTCCGATAACACCGTGGTGTGTAGGGCGTGATCCTTCTTTAGGAGAGGGGTATCGGCCATGCCGTAGGTCAAGCATGTCAAGAACAGCCTTAGAATGCTCCTTAGTCTCGTTTAGCCACACCCATGTTGTCTGAATACCACGCGCTTTCTTAACGTGTTCAGGGCGGTCAAAGGCGATAAACACAACATCACACTCAACTCGCGTACCATCCTCTAGATTGAAGCGAATAAAGTGCGTAGGAGGCTCTTTATTGCCCTGTTTGAAGTCACCTAACTCGCCGTGTATCTCTAGCCAGTCTTTAATTGTGGTAGAAAACAGTTCGGAGTAAGTATTACGAGCGGCAATTACGCGGGAAAGACGAACACCGTGGTTCTTATGCTCTCTA